TCTCCACGGGTGTCTGCTTAGCCAAAGGCCAAAAGATCAGCACCTTGTTCTTGGCAAACAAGTGCGATGGATTTCTAAACCACGGTTGTTCCATTCTTATTTATTGACTAGTTATTTTTTTCAAACATCTTTGACAGGTTGCCCATCATCGGTCCAAGTGCCTGCATGATCTTGTTCTCATCGAGGCCACCCTGACCGTCGCCGAACTGCTCTTCGACCTTGGACGTCATCTCTTCCATAATCTCGGGCTTCATCAGGTTTCCGAGCAATCCGGCCAAAGGATTCTCCTGTCCATTTGGCCCCTGGGGTGCAAACAACTGGTTGATTTTCTCTGGCGAAAAGTCCATATTCGTTTGACGGGACGCCTGAATCTCCTCCTCACCGACATTGTTTCCTAGAACGTAGAGCCCCTGGACATACTGCCAGATCGCCGAACGGCTGTTGTCCGAAAGTTCAGACTTCCACATGGACTCGAGGTCGAGCGTCTTCAAAATACCGTAACTACGTGAAAGTTCCTCGAAAATACGTTCGTCCTGATTTCGAATCAAGTCCTCGTGGGGCTTTACATTCTTCATAAACGTTTCCAGGCAGACACCGGGATCCTTCTTGATCAGCATGCTGACCGTATTCTTATAGGTCTTGACAATGGTGTTCTCTGGGAACGTGTGAGCCAGCTCATCCACAAACTGCAAAAGAAGCTCGTTAAATGTATCTACACTGGCCATAGTATTATTTAATTAGACTAAAATATTTAACTACATACCGCGACTAACTTCCGGGAAGGGAGTCTCGTAGATCTCTTCACGCTGAGAGATGCCGAGGTATACGATCATGCCAACCAGGATGGCATTCAGAATCGCCGGTTTGATCATGTCGGCATTCCTTGGAGGCGCCTCGCGGTTGAGACGTGCCACCAATTGAATATAGCCCATTGTGACGATCGCGCCGATCAGTGCGGCAATAAGAGGGTTCTTGAGAGAATCACTTATCATTATTAACTAAAGTAGATTTTAGTATGTTTAACGGTTCGCACTGGGATTTATGGAAAAATCTTCTTCTTCGGACGTCGGTGGCATCGGCGCCCTTCTCATAATTTTGTCATTGAATGTGAAACTCTTGGTCTCTTCCTGAGGCGCCACGGGCATCGGCAACGAAGGCTCGGCGGGCTCGGCAGGATCCATGGGCTCCATGGGCTCCATGGGCTCCATGGGCTCCGTGGGCTCCGCGGATTCCTCTGTCATTTCGGGGTCTTCTTCCACGGGCAACTCGCCGCCGCCAGGGAACATTTCTGACTCGGGTTCCGGTTCCGGTTCCGGTTCAATGGGTTCGCCATTCATCACGTCCACCGCATTCTTGTTAAGGTAGGTCTTGAGGATCTGATTGATCGGAAGCATCTCCTTGACCGTCTCCTCGACCACCCCGTCCATTCGCTTGAGCAGGTCCTTGCGCCTGTCATTCCTGCTGACCACCTCCTGATAGATGTAGGGATCCTCGTAGATTCGCTTGGCGACGTTGGTGTAGACGCCCAACACGAACACGTCGTTGGTGGGAATCTTGAGTGACACCTTCCTGGAATCCTTGGAGAGCCTGACCGACGAAATGATCTTGACCGTGGCCACGAAGCACGCCGCCGTCATCTCGTCCAGGCATCCACCGCATCGATCCACGCACTTGCCGACCTCGGTGTCGATCTGGTAGTTGTTCCACTGGGGGATCTTGGCGAGTTTCTCCTGAAACATTTTGAGCGTATTACGTCCCTGGGTCTCCACCTTGGAATCGGCGTAGAGCGAGTCCATGCAGTCCAGTGCACTCGGGAGAATCGTGGACGAAAGTTGATTCAAAAGTTCTTTCTTGGCTTCCACAAGAACATTAAGGTTATTGTCCATAGTTACTGATAAAACGTATTTAATTCAGCGATATTTGTCCGCGGCCTTTTTGAGGTTTGCCAGGGATGCGAACTCGTTCTCCGGTTCCTTGGGCTTGGGGGTTTTCGTCACCTTCTTGGAAGACTTTGGATACCACGAAACAAACAACTGTCCGTTTTCGTACAGCTGGGTGAAGAACCCACCGTTGATGAACTGGCGCTCGACATACTGGGCTGCCTTGTTCAGGTCAAACGAAGGAAATCCTATAAGGAACGAAGGCACCTGAACCCAAGTTTCGTGAAGTCCCAGGTCGGCGACTTGCCTAACCTTGGTGCTGGCGCGTTCGTAAAGCTCCGTATAGAGTCTCTTTTTTAGTTCTCTCTTTCTGTGGTCGATCTGTTGTACCTCGTCCACCCGTAGAGGCATTGTCTACTAGTTCTTGAGTTTTTACTAACGAAGATAGGGCGTATCCGGATTACAACCCATAATTTTCATCATAATCGTTAGCCACTATTTGATCAATGGTATTGAGGTATCGCTGATCATCGCCGTCGCCCCACTTTTCCTTGATGGCCTTGTCGACGAGTGTCAGGGCGCTCTTGTTGGGCATGATGGCATTGGCGATCGTGTCATAGGGCATCCATTCTCCCACCTGAAGTTGATCCTGGAAAGCCTTGAGCTTGTTGCCGTCATTTAGAGGCTGACTGGTGATGCCCTGAATCTTGATGCCCGTCTCGTCGCCGATGGCGATCACGTCCACCTCGGTTCCGTAGAATCGCTCGGTCTCGAGCAAAAGGAAGCGACAGCGGTAGGTCGCGGGAATATTGTCAGGTACCGTGGCATAGTCCTGGTCGCGCTTGATTTGTTCAAGATAGTTTATCAATGCGGTCCGAGCCAAGTGTTCCTGTTCGGTTCCGTCTCCGTTCCTGGTGATTACGGCGTCATTGTCACGAGCCTTAAGAAACTTGACATAGGCATCGTAAACGTCAGGACGCTTCTGTTTGAGTTCCTTGATCTTTTCAGGAGAGTCAAAGACTTGGATGAACACAGTCTCGATGGGGAACATTTTGAGACCCTTGGTTCTGAAGATCTCTTCGGTGGTGGCGTCCAAAATCTTCTTAATCATCATTGCCTTCACGGCCACGTCCTCTACTGGGTTTCCTGTTATCTCGAGATTGCCCTCTGTAATCACGCCTGAGACGGCAGGGCGGAATCCGGCAAATCCACGATCCCACCTGAGACCCTCGCGGTTCATGAAGAGGTAGCCCACAATCGCGACCACCAGTACGATGAGAAATATAGTCTGCATACGCATCTTATATACTGGTGCGAAATTATATCCCCTGATAAATTCACCGACGTTTGTAAGTAAGCATGTTTGCGATCATGTTGTATAGTCCTAGGTGCCAACACTGTCTTGAGATATTCAAACTGTTGGATCAGTGTCCCGTGAAGGATCAAATAGAGTACCAAAACATTCACGAAGAACCCATTCCAGAAGATTACCGCAAGGTGCTTACCCACGTGCCTGCACTTATCACAAAGGACGGGAGACCCTTGATGGGGCCGGAGGTCAAGCAGTGGGTTCTTTCAATGATGCCAGCCGAAGTGGAATCCTTTGATCATTCGGCTTTTGCTTCGTTTGATGGAAATCCCAGTTCGGCACCCGGTCTTTTTGATTTGGAATCCTATGGCGCTCCATTGGCACCTCCGATGACCCCCGAATTGGAAGCCAAGATAAACAAGAAAACCACCAACTGAAAAAAGAATGATTACCAGTCACGAAGAAGTCCCGAGATCTCTCGGCAACGTCTATTCCTACAAACAAGGCTACTCGTCGTGGAAGGAGTTTATCAAGGAACGCGGCGAAGCCGGTTTCAACCAATTTCTTGAAGACCTTTATGGTTTAAAGAAGACGCACCCTAAATCTAGTAAATGTTCTTGAAAACGATTCAAGCATCTGCATTTAAAAACATCTTTGAGGTCTTGAAAGACATCCTCAACGATGTTAATGTATCTTTTAGCAAAAAGGGGATTCATATGCTAACCCTGGACAATGCTCGCACCGCAATGGTGGAACTCTTTTTGGACGCCAATCAATTCGAGGAATATTCGTGCGAAAATGAGATTATCGTTGGAATTAACACTACCAATGTTTTCAGAGTATTAAAGTCCGTCACGACCAATGATGTGTTGGTAATGAAAATTAAGGAGAACCACGTGCTCAACATTTCCATAGAGAATAGCGGAAAGAAGAGTCGGAGTCACTTTAATTTGCGCCTTCTGGATATCAACGATGAAATGTTCGATGCACCCAACTTGCCCGTGATCAGCATCACAACCTTTCAGACCGTGGACTTTCAGAGACTTTGCAGGGATATTTCCCATATTGGTTCCGAGTTGTCCATAGAGCGCTCCTATAAAAAGGTGGGCTTTCGGTGCATAGGAGACTTTGCTGAACAGTATACTGAATATGACATAGATTCGGATACCACCAAGTTCGAGTCGATGAAAGATACGTTTTCATTAAAGTATCTCAATTTATTCACCAAGGCTACATCAATGTGTTCCAATATGAAACTTCTCCACCACGGAGAGGAGATGCCTCTCGTCCTGGAGTACAAGGTTACTTCACTAGGCGAACTCAGATTCTACCTGGCACCAAAGTCTGAGGAGTGAGTTCTTCGTTCTTGTCGATGACAACCTTCTTACCAAACATGTAGACGTGCCACTCATCGGGCACCTCCTCGTTTGCGTCAAATAGATCCTTCATATGGATGTCTTTGACGTTGTGAAAGTCCGACCTAGGACCCGCGTAGCGAAGAAATCGTGCCGTGTCCCACATTTTTACTTCGCCATTCTCCATGACAGCTTCAACTTTTTGAATCATGATGGGTCCCTTCATTCCCTCGGATTCTTCGACATATTGAACCCTTCGCATGGGATCCCTGGTCACCAACGAATAAGGAGAACCACGGTAGGTGTACTCCTGCTCGTAACGAATATTCTCGACACATTCGGGCTTCTTCCTCCTCAGCACGTAAATAGCATCCCTGAAATCGGGGTAGTAACATGTGGTATAGGTCTGTCCTGAGTTCATCAAAGGCCATCCTTCCATGATCCTCTTCCACTCTGACGATGGAAACAAACAATCCTTTTTGGTGTTGATATCGTATATCATCTTCAAAGGCATTGTGATTCGATAAGGATTCTCGTCATACCACCATCCCACAAACTTGACAAGTAAATTATACATTTAAAGTTATAGTGACATTTTTCTTTAAATGAGTTTACTCGAGAGGTATCATGCCAAGATAAAGGAATATGAAAATGAACCCCAGACACTTCATGACTATATCACCATGGCAGCACCATTCATACACAGATACCACGAGGAAAATTGCAGACGTGACATATTTTTGGAATACATGCGCGTCGTGGAAAAAGACGTAACAATGGTGAATGATACAGATTTTATTGACAACAATGTTATTCAAGTCGATAATTGTAAAAAATGCAACTCAACAAATGTTTATGAAAATGATATTGATGGAGAAATTGTGTGTCAGGACTGTGGTGCATGCGAAAAATATATAGCCACCAGACTTTCCTATCAGGATGAACAGGACATTTCAAAGAATACTCAATACTCATACAAAAGACAAAACCACTTCAATGAATGGGTTCAACAATTTCAGGGTAAGGAGACGGCAAATATCCCAGATGAACTGATAGAACAATTGCGCTACGAACTCAAGAAACAGAGGGTCGAACAGGTTTCCAAGATCACCCACGCCAAGGTCAGGGGACTGCTGAAGAAGTTGCGTCAGAACAAATATTACGAACACATTCCCTATATCGCCAACATTCTCACTGGAGTGAGACCACCGGAGATGCCACCTGCCCTGGAGGAACGCCTCAGACTGATGTTCAATGAGATCCAGGAACCCTTTGACCAGGTGTGTCCCAAGGACCGCAAGAACTTTTTGAGCTACCCCTACGTTCTCTACAAGTTTTGCGAACTGCTTGGCGAGGACCAGTACCTCCCCTATTTTCCACTCCTGAAGTCCAAGGAGAAACTCACTCAACAGGATGTCATATGGAAGGACATGTGCAAGATACTCAAGTGGGAATTTATTCAAACCGTATAATAAGTAAGGATGTCGTCCTACATGAGACTGAATGACGGGGTTTCCCTCAATAAGATCAACCCTTATGCCGACCCGATGAATTTCACGCCTGGCGTTCCTCTCGGTGGTGCCTACAAGACGATTTACGCGCCATCCAGTGAACCCCAGGTGGCGCTCGTGAACGCGGTTCGCCCCACGGGAGATGCTCTCGGCGGACCTCTCGATACCCAGATGGCAGAACCGAGTCCGGGTTGCGAGAAGACCATCGCCGCTGGGTGGAGAACCCCCTACTACTGCACTCCCGGTTCTCAGGACTATCCCCTGAACCGGGAACCCGTACCGGAGCGCAACTATTCACTGCCTCCCTGGAACAACGTGCCCAAGGCGAACAACGACTCCATCCTCATGAAGACCGAGGGGATGATGGGCATCGCCAACGCTGCCAGCATGGCTGGTGGAACAGCAGCCCTAATCATTCTTGCCATCAGCGCGATAACCGTATTTAAAGTTTTGTAATTTTGTCACCCTCGATTTTAGGGTTTTGTTTTTCTATTGTATCCCTCTCGGACTGAATTTTATTCAGGATACCTGAACACTCGTGAGACTCCAGTTGGATACAAGAGGTGCACAGAGACGTGTGATCGCAGTAAGCACATGGAACACAGATCACATTCTTCTTCTTACAGTGACCACATCTCATATTAAAGAAGTGGCGCGTTTTACTTTTAAATATGGAAGCTAGAAACTTTCGAACCTTTCTTGGAAACATCATCAAGGCGCATGATGAGATCCAAGGACCTAAGCCCACATTGCCCAGGGTATCCACGATGACGGTCATGGGAGGAAGGGATGGCATCGTGACCCCTCTCGCAACCTTCAAGGAGAAGTTCGCCGATGGAACCGGTGGCTGGAACATGGGCTCGAACCACTTTAACAACTCACTGACACTATCAAAGGATGTCGGCGAAACCAAAAAGCGCTCGGTCAAGTTGTTTCCCAACGGGAAAATTCACGTTACAGGATCATCTACACCCATGGAAGGACTGGACATCATCCAGGATATTCAAAAAATAGTAGATGAGGTCTTTCCTGAGACCACCAACAGTCCCGTGTCACCCATGGAAACGCAGATGATCAATGCAACGTTCCGTCTTCCCCACGGCATCGATCAACTGGCTTTGCTGGAACTTTACAAAAAACATCAAAAGTATGTGAAGAAAGTGTCTCTCAATCCAGAGACCTACTCGGCAGTGAAAGCCAAGATGTTCAACATGACGGTCAGTGTTTTTAAAACGGGTAGCATCGTGATGTCAGGAGCCAAGAACTTCAAGGATATCGCCATGGCATACAGGTTCTTGATCAGTGTTCTTTACGATCCACAGGTCAAGGGAAATGCCATCGATATCAAACTAAAGAATGATATCCTCGTTCATCAGTGTGAACGTTTTCATCAGAGGATCAGGGATTTTTATCTACTGAATAAGTAAAAGATGTCTCAGCGTCTTGGTATGGCCGATGGTCGCGCCTTCACGATTTACACCTCGAACCAGCTTCTCAACGATCGGATCATGTCCGACAATGGTATTGCGTATCCTCTCAACTACCAGTACCGCCAGCTGATCTCCAAGATGGGCCCCGAACTGCTCAAGCCCGTCACCGAACTGCAGCGCGTGGGTCAGGTACCCGCCAACAGCATCACCCGGTGCTTCTCGGCCGACGTCCCGCTGCTCAAGGTTCCCAAGACCAACTAAGTTTAGTTAAAGAAGTAACACCTTGAAATTCCATTATGGACTACGTAAAGCAATTTCAAGATGCATGTGCCGCTATGAAGAGGGACGGAACGCTCACCCAGGAGAGGATGACCGTCGCCTGGCTCATGTTTATGCCCAAGGATCAGGCTGAAAAGGCGATGAAACTTTCTAGTTCGCGTAAAGCAGACCGCCCATCCCGTTCTGGACCCTGAGGATGTTGTAGTTGACCGCGTAGATCGCACCGTTGATGGTGGAATCGGGCAGACGAAGTATCGCTGAGTCCATGCGTGAGAAGTTGCAGGCACCTGTGGGCTGAAGCTTGGAGGCATCCAGACAGAAGGGGATCATCAACTTGACACTTTCGAACCCTATATCCGGTTCGCCACTGTTCACGCCAAACTGTGTGTGGTGATAAGTCGACACCTGGTTGTAGTGAGGCGTCGCCGGCTTCTTCTCGCCGACGTCCACGCCGTTGAGCTGGAGAAGGACATCGTTAGTTGCGTTAAAGTTGCTTCCAGTAGAAGCAATGAACTTGACAGGGTGATTGAACGTGAGATCCGCAGTCTTGGTACCGGGCACCGGGATACGCTGGACCTGGTGGATGAGCATGTCCATGGGTCGTTCGGCCATTGACCGGCGCTCATCGGTATCGAGGTAGATGTAACGAGCCCACGCCTGCATTGTGTTGGACACACTGGAACCCCAGTAGATTCGAATCTCCACATCGTGATACTGGAGTGCAATCAGGGGAAGCGCCGACTGCCAGTTCTCACAGAACCAGAACTTGAAAGGATAAAAAAAGGCATTTGGTTCGGAACCACCTGGACCTGGACCGTAGATACTCTTGGAAAACGAGTTCGCCATGATGTCCGTGTGAATGTTTGCCGAATACTCGTAGTGCTGAGTGTCAATAAGCTGACCTCCGATGTAAAGCTCGACCTTATCAACAGAGGTACTCCAGTTAATGTTTGATGATGTGCCGGAGGCATCATTAACCAAATAAATATACGAAAGCATGTCACCCTTGCGCTCGAAGCGGATCGACGAGAGACCGTTGGCCGCCGGGGTGTTCTGAATCACCTGACGCTCAACCACACTGGAGAAGTTCGTGTGACGCTTGTAGGATGACTGGAAGAAAGAAACTTCCGGGTTGCCAACCAGGTGCGTATCCTGAGCACCGACCGCCACGAGTTGCGTAATACCACCCGACATATTTCAGTTATTACTATTGGACAATAAAATATTAACGAATTATAAGACGTGCGACCACCCGAGATATGTGAATCACCGACTCGCCAAAACGGTCATGGTCATTTTCCATAGAGAAACTGGAACCTACCCAGAATTTCTGTATGGAGAGCTTATTCAAAAACTTTCCGATTTTACCATCCACCGAGGACCTCCTAGAGTCAGGTTCTACCATGAGGGGGTTCCTCATGTGTGGGTGTGTTCTAGGTGTGGGGACCTGATCGAATGCGGCGAAGAATCATCCTGGACTGACTGATCTCCCACCACACCTCGACCTGTTCGCCGACCTTGTAATCCATGATGGGCTTGAGGTCGTCACATTGAATTTTGTACGGTCTTCCGTATCGCCATGGTATCTTCAACTGAATGTTGTCCACTTGAATATACCGTCTGCCTGACTCCGCTTCGTAAAGGGACTTTGTGATCTTTCCGGCGAGTGGATTAGAGTACATACCTTTCCCTACAGGCGCGATAAATCTTTAAGGTCTTGCCGCTGAGCCTGCACTCCCTGGGGACCACGCGGATCACCGACCTGAGTCTCTTCTGACCATTCACGCAACCGTGCTGCTTCTCGTTGTCCACGTGGGCTTGCGCCACGAACTGCTCGTATATCGCCTTGACCTGCGAAAAACTGGGACGGTCCGTCTTGCCGATGCGCCGGTTGACCGCGTCGTGGATGTTGTAGAGCCACCGGGTCAGGGTCTTCCTGGACGCAAAGTTGGCGTCGGTCAGCCCGAGGGGTCCAGTGGTCTTGCAGTACTTTGAGTAACTCTCGCGGCAGTACTTGCACGGTAGGATACCACACAGCGACCCGAAGAACTTCATGAACATCCGCTTGGTCTTCTCGTCGGGCTCCTCTGGGTAGGCGAATGTCAGGGTGTGCAAAAACATCCACGCGGGCGGACCCCACACGGCCGTCTGAAATCCTCGGCGCTCAGCCATTCTATTAATTTGTGAGATATTAATAGAGAATGAGTAAAAGAATTTATCCACCCCAAAGTCCAACTAGTGTGTTTGGTTTTCCAGGTAGTCCAACTGTCACCCCAAAACAGAAGACCATTAAAAGTCCCTCAAGTCCAACTAGTGTGTTAAGTCCAACTGTCACCCCAAAACAGAAGACCATTAAAA